GACAATGGGTTGATGGAGATAATGTAAGGTTTAGATATGGTACACCTGAAAAAATAGGTGGTTGGTCACAGTTAGGTGAATCTAAACTTACAGGAGCTGCAAGAGCTTTACATCATTTAGTAAATAGATCTGGTAACAAGTTTGCAATCATAGGCACAAATAGAATTTTATACGCTTATACTGGTGGTGTATTTTATGACATTCACCCTATTAAAACTACAACAACATTAACAAATGCATTTAGTACAAAAAATGGTTCTACAAGTGTTACAATAAAATTTAGTACAGATCACAATATTCAAGAAAATGATATTATACTTTTAGATAATTTTACTACTATCACAAACTCCAATTATTCAGCGTCAGACTTTGACGATAAAAAATTTATGGTAACATCTGTGCCAACAGCTGACACTTTAACTATCACAATGCCATCAGCAGAGACTGGATCAGGTGCTACAACATCTGGTGGTATCAGAGTACAGCATTATTATCCAGTAGGACCCGCAGAACAATTACCTGGCTTTGGTTGGGGACTAGCTTCTTGGGGTGGAACTGTAACAGGTGAAGCAACTACAACTTTAAATGGTGGTATTAATGCAGTTACAACAACTATTGTATTAACAGATGCATCCTTGTTTCCAACTTCAGGTACTAACTTTATACAAATAGGTTCAGAAGAAATTTCATACACAGGTATATCTAGTAATACTCTAACAGGTGTTACAAGAGGAGTTAGAAATACAACAGCAGCCACTCATTCAAATGGTGCAACAGTATTAAATAGTTCAGACTATGTTGCATGGGGTGAAGCTGCATCTGGTGACTTAGTTATTGATCCAGGTCTATGGTCTATTGATAACTTTGGTGATAAAGTAATTGCATTAATACATAATGCTCAAGTATTTGAATGGGATTCAAATGCAACAAACGCAGTAACAAATAGAGCAACTATTATTATAGGTGCACCAACAGCATCACGTGATATGTTGGTATCTACTCCTGATAGACACTTAGTATTTTTTGGAACAGAAACAACTATTGGAACACCATCTACACAAGATGAAATGTTAATTAGGTTTTCAAACCAAGAAGATATCAATACCTATCAAGCAAGTGCAATTAACACAGCAGGTGAACAAAGACTTGCAGATGGATCTAAAATTGTAGGTGCAGTTAGAGGTAGAGATGCAATTTATGTTTGGACAGATACATCTTTATTTACTATGAGATTTATTGGTCAACCATTTACTTTTGGTTTCCAACAAGTAGGAACTAACTGTGGGTTGATTGGACAGAACGCTGCATTAGAAGTTGATGGTGCTGCTTATTGGATGTCAGAAAATGGTTTCTTTAAATACTCTGGTAACCTTGAAACTATGACGTGTTTAGTTGAAGATTTTGTTTTTGATGATTTAAATACAACTGCTAATCAATTAGTAAATGTTGGATTAAATAATTTGTTTGGTGAGATTACCTGGTTTTATTGCACAGCAAGTTCAACAGTAGTTAATAGATGTGTAACTTATAATTATCTTGACTCACGTCCTAATAGACCTGTTTGGACAACAGGAACCGCCCGTGGAGCATGGCAAGATTCTGCTGTGTTTGGTTTACCACACGCAACTAGTTTTACTGCAAGTGATGATGCATGTTTTGATGTTGTTGGCAATACTGAAGGAAGTACAATATACTTTGAACATGAAAAAGGAACGGATGAAGCATTAGCAAATGGTATAAATGTTATTACATCAAACATTGAATCAGGAGACTTTGATATTACACAAACAAGATCATCACAAGGTCAACAAACAGGTGTTGCAACGTTTCAAGGAGATGGTGAGTACATTATGAAAATTAGAAGATTTATACCTGACTTTTTATCACAAACAGGTAATACTCAAATAACACTACAGCTTAGAAACTATCCTAATAGTTCTCAAGCAAGTTCACCACTTGGTCCCTTTACAATTACAAGTTCTACTGATAAAGTAGACACTCGTGCAAGAGCAAGAGCAGTATCATTAAAAGTAGCTAATACAGCGGTTAATCAAAGCTGGAAATTAGGTACGTTTAGACTAGATACACAACCAGACGGACGTAGATAATTATGGCATTACCTTTTTTTGAAGACGATTTAACAAAACTTTATAACGATGCGTTATCTGATAAAAAAACAATTCCTAATGAAGAATTAATAAATATAAGAAATACGTTTGGAGTTAATCCAGAATTTTTATTAAGTGATTCAAATGATTATACAATAGATGCTCCATCAGAAATAGATGACGGCATAGCTTCTATTGATACAGGTTTACCTATGTACACACGAGATGGTGATGGTAATTTTTTTCAATATGGAGGCGTAGATGGAACAGATGGTTTAATTAGAAACTATAAAACTTCTACTCAAAAAAGAACTAATAGGTTAACAAATCCAAATATGATTGAAGAATTACTTAATACCGGTATGACAAAAATTGGAATGACTCCACAAAGAAGTATTGGTGAAATGATGGAAAGTGGTGAAGTAGATACCAGAAATTTTTCAAGTATTCCATTAGGAGTTGGAGCTCTTATTGGAAGAATATTACCTGATAAATATTATGATATGTCTTTAAACGATCAAGTGTTTACTCAAGCAATGATGGGTTATGATGGTCCAACTGTATTTGGTAAAAACAGCATACCTAATAAAGATCCATTTGGTTTAAATGTTAGATCGGCTGGTATTTTAGGAGGTGGTAATTATGCAGAAGCAGTTGGAGAAAGTTTTGATACTTTATCTAATCAATTAGCTGGTCGAATTGCTGAAAAATATGGAGCAACATTTGATCCTAACACTGGAACATTTACAGGACCTAATGCAGCATTAGCAAATAAAATGACCAACATGATGAGAAAAAAATATAATTTTAGAAAAGATCAATTAGCTGTTAAAAATAGATTAGATACACAAATTAAAAATATTAGAAAAAGAAAAGCTGAAGAAGCTGCACAAAGAGCAAGAGATTTACAAACAATTCAACAAAGAGTAAATCAAGGAGAGTCTTTAAGTAGTATAGGTAAAGATATGTATACAGGACCAGGTAAGGCTTTTGCACCTAGACAAGATACATTTACAAAAGGAAAAACAGTGACACTATCAGACGGAAGACAATATAGTTCACCTAAATAATTATGGCTAAAGTAACAGTAGTATTTACCCGACCTAATAAAGAATATAGACAGCAAGATGCTGATTCTTTAGTTAGGGATTTAGACGGATTGGTTGAGAAATTAAACTCTACGTTTCAACAAGATTTAAGAGATGAACAACAAAGATTTACTTGGTTTACAACATCAAGTTCTGGAGTAAACAATGGCTAACAGATATAAAAATGCACAGTTTGATTTAACTACAACGGATGTTACAGATATTTATACTGTACCCTCTGAGTCTAGAGCTATTGTACAAAACATACAAGTTGCAAATGTAGGTGGTTCTAATGTAGAACTAAAAGGTTTTGTATTTGATAATTCTGCATCAAAAGCTTTTCAATTTGCAGAACAAACTATAAATACAGGAACTTCTAGATCATTGAACAATGGCACAATTATACTAGAAGAAAGTGACAAGTTACAATTACAAGCAGCAACAGCTGATATATTTGAAGGCACAGTATCAATACTAGAATTTGACAGAACATAGGAGGAAAATGCAAGTCATAAAACCAGAGAAAATAATAGAAAAAATAACTAACCTTAAAACAGGCGAGGAATATAAGGACGATAACGAGTGGAAATCTAAGGGTGTACCTGAAGAAGACATTCGAAGAGATATAAAAGTTCTTATGCCGAGTCTTGATATTTTTGGTAAAACAAAATAGAATAACAAACTATGGCAATTTCAAGAATGCAACAACCCAGACAAAATTACGGACTAGGAAGCTTTGTTAAAAAGCTTACTAGAAAAGTAACTAAACCATTTACAAAAGTTGCTAGTAAAATAGTACCAAAAGAAATAGCAGGTATCATGAGAACTGCTGCACCTTTCTTACCACCAGGATATAGAGAAGCAGCTTACTTGTTAGGTACAGCAAAACAAACAGGTAGAGTAAGCCCTGTAGATTTAGCTTTAACCTTTGCACCTCAAATAGGTAAAATACCTACGGGTGGTGGTTATAGCCTTTCTGATAGAATAGGTAATATTAAAATTCCATTTACACAAAGACCAGGAGCTAATGAAGGAGTAAATAAAACTTTAAGTAATATTTTAGTTGGTGGAAAAGAACCATATAAAATTGGTGATAGTGATACTTTTGAAGGTTTTAGAGAATATGAAGGTATAATTGGTTCAGGTGGTAAAAAATTTGAAATTGGTAGTGATGATGTAGGTATTTTTGATACTAAAGCAGGACAAAAATTATTTGGTACATATAATAAAAAAACAGGATCATATGATCCAAGCTTTTTAAAAATAGGATCTCTTGGATTAGGTGCTGCTGATTATATTAATACTCAAAAACAATTAGAAAAATTAAATGAAGGTGCTAGTCAAGTAGTGGATGAATCTGTTCCAGGTGGTGGTATTACTGACTCTGAAGCTTATGATGAATTTGTAGAAAGATTAGCATTATTAAATCCAGAATCTTTTAGAGTACCAGAACAATTTAGATTACAATCTGGTGGACGTGTAGGTTTTAGAGGTGGTGGGATGGATATGGGTAATGCCGCAAACCAAGCACAAAGTGCTGCTATGGGAAATACTACAAGTAGTAGTAGTAAAAGTTCTAATACAGGTGGAGGAAACCTCGGCGGAGGCGGAGGTGGACAGGATTCTCAATATCGACAATATAGACCATCTACTCCTGCAAATGTAACTGTAACAACACCTACTATAACTAATGATAATGATGGAGATACTAATACAACATCACTTGTTGATAGAACTTTTACAAAAGACAATCTAAAAAAAGTAGGTATGAACACAGTTAAAAATTTAGCGTTTAAAAAATTTATGAACATAGCAGGACTTGGTCAATTTACAAATCCAATAGGTATAGCGTTTGCATTAAAATCAGCATACGATGCATACAACCAACCTAAAGATGATGCATTAGCATTAGGGTTAATTACAGACGAACAAAAAAATCTTATTGATAATCAAGTTAAAATGGGAAATTTAACTGGTGCTTTTGACAGAGATGCAACTTTTAATGCTGCTAAAATGTTTGATGACAAAGGTTCTGATGGATTTTTAGGTTTTGGAAAAAAAGAAGCTGAACCTATGACACGTCAAGAGTTTGATCAATATTTGGTTCAACAAGGTTTAGCAGAAGGTGGTTTAACAAGAACTAATTATGCAATGGGTAGTGATGATGAACCAAAACCATTACCTAATGACCCTACAGAACCGGTCAATCCTTTTAGACCAAAACCAATAGGCCCTTTTCCATCTAAAATGGCTGACATGAAAAGTTACAGTGATTACTATAAAAATTTAGACTTAGAAGAAGCTTTAAGAACATTCAGAATGCTTAAAGAAAGAGATCCTGAAGATATGGAAGAATTAATACAGTTTTTTAAAGATAGAAAAATTAATGCTGCAGATGGTGGTTTGATGCGTGAAAACTTTGCTCTTGGAACAAGGCCCACGGATCAAGAAAGTGGTTTAGGAGGGCTTCCAATTGAAGCAGATATGAGGTATACTGGTGGCTTCATGCCATACGGCGCTGTTGAAAAAGCCGATGACGTGCCTGCTAGATTAAGTAAAAATGAATTTGTATTTACTGCTGATGCTGTAAGAGCAGCAGGTGGTGGTAGTGTGCAACAAGGTGCTAAAAAAATGTACGACACTATGAAACAATTAGAGCAACAACCTGAAGCAAAAGGAGCAATGGCATAATGGCTGAAGAAGTTTTACAACGAACGATAACCGAAGCTCCAGATTATTTAAAACCTGGTATAGAAAAATATTTAGATCTTGCAACAACTCAAGCAGGTGATGCAATGGATACTTCTCAGTTTGCACCAAAAGTTGCAGGACTTGGAGCACTACAACAACAAGCACAACAACAAGCAGCAACACAAGCAGGATTAGGTCAATTACAATTTGATCCAACTACCGGCGCTGTATCTGGTGTTCAAGGAACTGGTGTTGCAGGTTATGAACCTTTTTTACAATCAGCAGAACAAACTTTAGGAGGTGTACAACCTTTTATAACAGCAGCTCAAAATAGAACAGGTCCTCAAGCTTATCAAGCATTTGAATCACCTTATCAATCTGCAGTTAGAGATGCAACGTTAGCTTCTTTTGATGAACAAGCTAAACAAAGACAATTAGGATTATCTGATGCAGCTATAGCTTCTGGTGCTTATGGTGGTGGTAGAGAAGGAGTTCAAAGAGCAGAGTATCAACGAAAATCTGACATGGATAGAGCACTATTACAAGCACAATTAAATCAAGCTGGCTTTACACAAGCTAATCAATTAGCTGCACAAGCATTTGGTCAACAAGGACAACTTGCAGGATTACAATCAGGTTTAGCTAATCAACAACTTGGTTTTGCAACAACACAACCACAACTAGCTCAATCAGGAATTGGTTTGGCTCAAGGTTTAGGTCAACAAGATTTAGCTTACAGACAAGCTGTTAGCGATGCAGGACAACAAGCAAATAGAATGGCAGCATTTGAACCGGTTGATAGACTTGCAAGATTTGGACAAGGTATAACTGGTGTAGGTGGTGGATTAGGTTCTGTTCAAACAACTATGGGAACACCTCCTCCTCAACAAAGTCCTTTAGCTGGCGCTGTTCAAGCAGGTGTTGGAGCGTTTAGTTTAGGTAAATTATTTGGATTTTAAATGAATTATAAAGTAATGAAAAGACCGATGTTTAAACTTGGAGGCAAGGCTGCTTCTCAAGGCACAGGTATTACATCTGGAATGGATGAGAAAGTAAATTTAGCAATCGGTGGTGGAGTTATTCAAGGACAAAACATGGGTGCAAGAGAAGGTTTTCAAGATCCTGATTATAGTTCAATGAGTGTAAAAGATCTTATGGATGAGAGAGCAAAAAATGTTAATAAACAAATGTCTGGTTTAGATTCTATGAGAGACATTATAAGACTACAAACAATAGGTAACCTTGCAGGAAATGTATTACCTAATATTGAAAGTGGTGGGTTTAGTGCTGTTACAGATTTTTTCAAAGATCCAATGACAACACAGGCAGCTATAACTGGTTTAACAGGTTTAAAAAAAGTAGATCTCAAAGAAAAAGAATTACAACGTTCTAAGTTAGATAATATTTTAGGGGATAAAATTAATCTTAAAAAATTAGAACAAGGAGATAGACAATTAGATATTGCAGAAAAAAAAGCTTTAGTTGAATCAGCTACTGCATTAAGAAATAGATTAACTGAAGAAGCACGTAAGTTATTAGATGAATATAAATCTGTTGAAAATATGCCACCAGATATAAAACAACAATATTATGACAATAGAAAAATAGGTGTTGGAGATTTAACACCTAGTGATGCTAGAAAATTAGCTATTGTACAAGTTAAACAAGATGAAGCTGCTATGAACAAAGCAAGAGAAGAACAAGGTTTATCACCTAAATACTTCACTCAAGATGAATTAAAACAAAAAGTAGATATATTAGTAGGTGTTTATTTAGAATCTTTTAGTACAGGTAATGCTATGGGTGGCACACCAAACAGAGTTGAAAGACAAATGGGATCACCTATGATGGGTGAACAACCTATGACACAAGAAACTAATTTAGCACCAATGGCACCACAAGAAACTAATTTAGCGCCAGAAGATTCAGGTAACAAAGTTTATAAAATGTTAAGATCTAGATTACCACAAGAAGTACCAGATGAAGTTGTTCAACTTATATCTTACAACAAAGAAGCATTTGCAGATTTTGCAAGTATCAAAAACCAAGAAGACGTAACATCATTTAATGAAAAATACGGTGTCGAGCTAGTCATAGATGTGGCTACCGTTTAAGGAGTCCAATGGCAAGAGACGAAACAACTATACAACCTTTCTTAAAAACAGCTTTAGAAAAAGCACCGGAAGATAGAAGTTTTTTAGAAAAACTTGGTGTAGGTATTTATGGTCCTGGTATTGAAGCTAGAGAAGACGCAAACAAACCAGCTGCTATATTAGATGAAAACTATAAAGACTTTGTAGAAGAACTTCCTGCAGAAGTTCAACTAGATGTAGATAGATATCTAAACATATTTAGAAACGATCCAACACCTGTAATAGAATTTTTAGATGAGTACAAAAAAGAAGGGTACTCAGAATATTTTAAAGACAGTAAAAATTTTTCAGACATAGCTGATAAAAAAGACATGGGTAGGTACGCAGACTTTAACATGATGGGTAAAGGTGCGTATGATGCATTGTATAGAAAAGATGATGCAGGAGACAAAGCTAGAAAAAAAGTCATGGAGTCTAAATTAGTTCAAGCCTCTATTGGACCTGGACATGGTTTGTATACAGCAGCTAGAGGTACAGCAGAACTAGTAGCTTCACTATCAGATTTATATTTAGATACAGAAACATTAGACAATGTGCAAAGAGCATTACCTGAGATAGATCTTGATGAAGTTTATGGTAATGAAGCTGGAGGTGTAGCAAAATTTACATCTATTCTTACACAGTATGGTACAGGTTTTGCACTTGCACAAAAAATTGCAAAGAAAGTAATTGGTAAAGCAGTCAGCACTAAACTTGCACAGAAGACAGCTAAAAATTTAGCTAAAACAAAAGCGGGAGAAGCAGGAGTTAACCTTGCAAAGTTTGGTGGCTATTGGGTATTACCAGGCTTTGCAGCAGATACAACAGTGTCAGCTACAGGACAAAGAAGTGTTGGGGATGTATTTGGTGATGAAGAGGGAAATTTTTTAGAAAAAGCTTTAGCAAATTCTAAACTTGAAAGTTTAGAAGGTATCAAAGATCCAAAAGAATATGCAGCTGCAGTGCTTAGAAACAAATTAAAATTTGGTGCAGAAGGTACAGCATTTTTAGGAGCACTAACTTTAGTAGGACCTACATTTAAAGGTGCATCTAAAGTAGTTGGACTTGCATCAACAGAAGTCGTTGGACCTGTATTAACAGGTACGTCTAAATTACTTGCTAGTGAAAAATCTGGTTTACCACAAACACTTAGGTTTATATCTCAAAACATAGATAAAGGACTTACAAAAGCAGGCATACCTAGATCTGATCTTTGGAAGTTTTCAGAATATGGTTTAAATATAAAAACATCTATACTAAGAGGTATAGATCAATTTAGTCAAAACTTTAAATCAGGTGGTCCTTTTAATGTTCAAACTAGAAATGAACTTAAAAAACTAGATGGTTTAAATAAAGCTGCTAAAAAATCTACTGAT